ACATCTGCATCTGATTTACCATATAATTTTTCAGAAGATGCAATAGCTTTAGCTACTCTTTCTAATAATGTGTTTGCGTTTTCTTCAGGTTCACCTGACTCGTCTTTTAAATAATATCTCTTTGACGCTACTGTTTCTGCTTGTTGTGTTAACGTGACCAAAATGAACCTCCTATGGTTACTATGATTTTTTATAATTGCAATAAAGGCACAAACCCCTAGCCGGCACCCATAATGAGGGACCACAGAAGTCCTCTGTACAATTTGGATTGGGTGCTTTTAAGTTTTTGCTATTATCATTATACACGTTTTTATCAAAATCGATTAACTTTTCTGGCTTATTTTTATCAATATTTTGATATTTTAATGATGGGTCTATGTCACTAACAAACTCTTGTAAATCACCCACAGCTTGCATGTTATAAATACCTGTTTCATATGCAGCTTGTAGTGCCATTGCTATAGAAAAGAAAGCATCTCCGTGACCCATCGGAGTTTCTGGAGCTTTTAATTCATTGTTAACTGATAGTATTTGTTGCCTCTGTCTAGTATCCCTAAGTAAAAATAAATTACCTGAATGCACATACTGTTCAAATATATGTGCCATATTGTTTTTAGACTTTAAACTAAAAGATAAAGGATACCATGTTCTATCTAATCCCCTATCTTCTAACTCTCCTCTCGTATTATCTATATAACCTTTTGTAAGCCCGAAGTTTCTTGCGGCTTCATTTAAATATTCTATTTGTTCTGAATAATCCCAACCATCTAACCAAGACTGATGTATCTGTTCTACACGTTCACCTTTTCTTCTAAATACAACTAAATGAGATGGGTGTCTTTTTTTACCCACGTCAAATCCTGCAAATATATCTTCATCATCTGCAAAGGTATGTTGTACAGTTGTAGGTAAAGACCTTAAGTTTGCGTCTTCACACTTTTCTATATCTTCAGAATCAAAGTATGCTTCTGTATTAAAGTGTGGTTGTAATAAAAACTCTGATGCAAACGATTTAGGTTTAGCTTTTTGCTGTTCTAATAACCACTCTTCACTATATAATTCAGGCATCAATACTCTTCTGCCCGGCTCAGGGTCTAATGCTGGCATTTTTCTAGAAACAAATCTATCATCTTTTTCTAGCACTGTAAGTAAATCTCCCGGCATCATTGGAGTTCCCACTATTACCACAGGCACCCCTTGATTAGGTATAAATAAAGACTCTGTTAAAAAGTGGTCTTCAATTTTATTCATTTGTCCTAATGCTAAAGGACTTTCAGGGTCTTTTAGTATGTCATCAGCAATTAACGCCCCATTAACGTGCATACCTCTTTTGAAAGAAAACAACCCTCCATGTAATATTTCAGCACTGCCACCATTACCTGTATCATATCTAAAAGTAAAATCTGCTTTTGGAGCTCTATTAGTCATCATATCTTTCAATAAAGGATTACGATTTACTTCTTTGTTTATTTCAGATATATGATACTTAGCCATAGTATCACTGTAAGATAAATATAAAATATTAGCATTTCCTTGAATCTTTAAACTTCTCCAAATACTAAAAGCATGTCCTAGTATAGTAGATTTAAAGTGTGCTCTAGGTAAAATAGCTAAATAGTTAAGACCATCTTCAATACATTTTTCTACTTCTTCTGTTAATTTAGCTACATGCCATGCTTGAAAATATTCTGGATGTTCAAATCCCTGAGACCATATATCTCTAGTAAACTCCCAAAAACTACCTATCTTATATTTATTACTTTTTTCAAGTTTTTCTGCAAGTAATTCAAAGGCTTTATCATATGTGGTTAAATCGTCACTCATTATCTTTTGATGCCATTAAGACTTTTAGTTTAGCCGCTATCTTTTTAATTAAGTCTGGGTCTTCTATTTCCTCTACTAGTATGTTAACTACATCCTGAATAAACTGAACATTAATCAAACCCTCAGCAACTTGTCTTTCTCCCTGTATACCTATATCTAATGCTTTAACTGCATCAAAAGCTCTCTCAAAAGTTAGTGAGTTTAGTTCTACACCAGCTTTATCTCTAATACCTTTGTATAGTTCCTGATGTTCTTCTTGCATCCTAGCGAGCTTTGTAGATTCACTCTCTTGAACTTTTTCTACAGCTTTACTTAAAGTTTCGGCTTTTTTAACTTTCCAATCATCAGTTCTAATCCACGCATAAATAGTTTGAGCGTTTACCACTGTTCTATGCTCTGCAGATATTTGTTGTGCTATTTCAGGCACAGAATATTCATCAGCTAAGTATAACTTAAACGCTCTATCTTTTATAGTTCTTGAAAATTTCTTAGGCATTACATGTATGCAGCATTGGACCATCCTGTATCAGCGTTTCCTGATTCAATGCTTCCTCCGTGGGGGCTTCCGTCTGATTGTAACAATTTACTAAAATCCATACCACCCTTGTTTTTATTACCAGCAGCATTAAAACACTCTGGGACTTTGTGCTTTACGCCACCTGTCGTGCTTATCTCTTTAAATTTAATACCTATCTCTGCTCTACTACATACACCTCTTATCATTGCGTCTTTTGGACCAAGAGGTTTGTATTGAGGGTTTTCTAATAAAGTTGCTATAGTTCGTTTAGCTCCTTCAGTTTGTATATTATGTATACATTTGTAATAGTCACACCATACAACCTTAGCATACTTTGCTTTGAACTCTTCAGCAGTCATGCCTTCAGGTAATTTATCTTCTATTTTATTATCCTTTGGTTCAGGGGTGTCATAAAAATATGTTTTATTTTTTTGACCCGTAGTCTTTCTATATCCTTTAGGTGCTGCCATTTCTATTCTCCTTTACTGAGTATAATGCGATGCACGCAGCATCAGCATAATCTTGTTCAGGGAAGTTATCTCCCCACTTTTCTATTGCATATTTCATTATATCATCTTTTGTAGATTTACCACTACCTAAGATTTGTTTTTTCCAAGTGCCGTTGTCAACTAACGTAGTTGGGATATCACTTAAACATAGTGTCCCCCAAACAGCTCCCACTACTTCTGATAAAGTACGCACCACATTTCTGTTCTGTGCGAATATAGGTTCTTCAATTACCGCATAATCTACGGTGTCTATATTGATATCCTCTACTAAAATCTTAGCGAAGCTATCCATTAACTCTGGAAATCTATCTTTGAACGCTTTTTTAGTATTGCATTCAGCTTTATATATCTTTATTAAGTTTACATCTTCATCTAATTCAACAATATGAATTGCTTTACTAGACGTATCTAGTCCTAAATATTTCATAGTTCTATTGTAAAGGTATGTCTTCCTTTATAATTTGTCTAGATGTCAACTTATCATACACTTTATCTTCTAGTGTATCTCTTTTAAATACAGCTATAGTCGCTCCTACACCAACTGCAAGTGCTCCTACTACTGGTAAACTTTTTACTATTCCTTTTGCTATGTCTTTGCTTGTCATGTATTTCTCCTTTTATTTATTCTGATTCTAATACTTTCATACCTAATGCTATAATGCCACCTGTACATCCTGTGGCTATCTCTGTATATCCAAAATATACCCCTACCGCACTCAAAAGTCCTAACACTATAATTGCTAGAAATATTTGTGGTCTTAGTTTTCCCATCATATAAGTATCCTCCTACTATTATTATACTAAGATTTAGTTATTTTTATCAGTTCTTAGTGAAACTATTCTAGAAAGAGTGTTATAACACTGTGAAAAAGTATTTAATCTACCCTCTTCATATCTATATGCAGTTTCTAATTCAACTTTTTGTTTAAATAAAGCTATTAGATTTTCATTTGACGACATGATTAGACCTCTAGCTTCATCTCTAGTCGGTTTTTTACCCTCATACGCTTGCATAAATTTTGCAAATGCTGCGTTGTATTCTTCGTCAAAGATAGCTGATATAGCTCCTACCTTAGCTCTTAGAGTAGCTACAACGTGTTCTAGTATAGCTTTACCCCCGCCATAGATACTGAGTAATTTTTGCAGTTGTGCATTAGATGCTGAACTTACATCCGCCCAATCCACATCTTTTTCAGCGTCTAAAAACTCTTGATTAAATTTAATCCAAGGCACGCTAGGTACAGAATCACGTTCTTTTTTGGCGTAATTCATTACGTCATCATAACCCCATTTTTTCTTCATTGTTACCTCCTGTTTTTACATTTGCAATACCACATACCTGTGCATGTTTCAGGTTCTGTAGTCATTGCCATTATTTTTTCACATCGTTTAAGTATATCATCCCATACTTTTTTATCTCTGTCAACTTTAAATGCTTTTAAGTTTTGGTCATTTTTATTTTCATACATAACCACACCGTAATCTTTATCAGTTAAGTTAAGATATATCTGTAACTGTATCATGTGCTCATGTTTTGGAGCTTCTTTTAAATCTTTGAAGTCCTCATCCTTTATAGTTTTTAACTCTAATAAGGCTTCTTCATGCTTATCGTGCTTTATTATGAAGTCAATCCTACCTGATATCGGAGGCTCTTCATTTGTTATAGATACTTCATCATCAATATATAACTCTGCTTTTTCTAAATACTTTTTCATGCGTTCTTCAAACGTGCCCCCATGGTCAAAGATTCTTTGTATGCGAGGTTTTATAGTATCCCAATCAAGTAGCCCATTATACGCCATGTATAAGTATTTATCACAAGGGTTTCCAAACAAAGAAGGGTAAAATTTACCTTTTGTTGGAGGACTATTTTTTCTTTCAAGAACATTATCTATAGATTTTAATAACCATCTATCTTGATTTTTAGTTCGTTTCCCTTTTGAAGGGGTCATATTACTTATAGCTTCAATTCCTGCCATATCTTTGCCTTTATATCTTTATATGTTTTTTCTTTTACGTGTACGATTTCATATCCAGCTTCTTTTAGATACTCATCTCGTAGTGCATCTCTTTTTGCAAAGTGTCCAAATGGACCATCTGCTTCTATTATAACATTCATTTCTGTTATTACGAAGTCAGGTACATACTTACCTACAGGCGTTTGCCATGTATATCGTAAGCCCACCTCATCAAGCACTCTCGCTATCAGATTCTCCTGTAAGGTATGACTTTTTCGTGGCATCTACAAGCTCCTCGTATTCTTTAGGGTTTTCTTTAAACCATGTAACAACATTGTTCATACCCCTAAAACTAATAGTTTTGTAATAGTACATCGCACCTTTCTGTTCAATAATATTTTCTTCTAGGGCTACTCTTACATAAGTCTCAATCATGTCTATACCACCATCAAACTTAAACGGAACTATAGCTTGTTCAAACTTCTCGCCACCAAACTTGTCTTTTAATAGTCTAGCGTTTATCTCAAACCCCATCCTATCTGCCATGTTCTTTGACCCACTTTTACCGGGCTTAGTTATCCATGAACCTCTAGTAAAGTGCATACAGCAGTGTGAAAAGTATTTTTGACCTTCTCCACCCGGCATTGTATCCATCATTTGAACATTACCCATAGTGCCTCTAGTCTGATTAATAGCAACAAAAGCCCCTCCGTGTTTTAACTCAGGTATAAGTCTCATCAACATTTGATTCCACGCCCTAGATTGCCATGCAATAGGACTATGACCTACTCCATCTTCATGTGTGAAAATATCATTAGGCACTAAACCTGCCACACTATCTAATACAACTATATCTGCTCCTGCTTGTAGTGAGTTTCTAGCCGCTTTGAACGCTTCTTCTGCTGTATCAGGGTCATATACTAACATTTCTTTAGTATTCAATCCACTCTTAGTCATCCAATCATTATCCCATGACTTTTCTAAATCAATCCATACGGCTACTCCACCATCTTCTTGTACAGTTTTGCACAATTGTGATGCTACATAAGACTTACCAGATGAAAAACCACCAAATAAGAGCGTAAACCTTTTTCTAGGTATACCCCCATGTGTTATTTTATCTAGTTGTGGAATGTTAAAAGGTATCTTTGTATACTCAAAGACTGTATCATCTCCAGTAGTAGCTTTTACTTTTTTATCATTTAGTAAGTTATTAAATATTTCTTTTGCATTTTCTCTCATATTAAGTCATCCTCTTTTTCAATGCTCTTATTTATGTTTCTTTTCTGTATAGCTTCAGCCCATGCCATGCATACAGCCCCACATTGTATAAGTTCATCATATAAGTTTTTTGTATTCTTCTCATAAACTTCTCTAGCTACTTCTCCAAACTCTTCAGCTAATATAACAGTCCAATATTCATCGGTATGTTGAAGCTGTTCTCCCCATTTGTTTTCTTGGTTTTCTCTTTCAGCTAAAAATTGCTCTGTAACAATAGCCCTGACGTGTTCAATTTCCATCCTTTTTCTTACCCTTCTTCAGGATTCCTCTAATCTCACCGTCAACTTTATCATATATTGCTTTATATGCTTTATCTAAAGTTAGTCCTGCTTCTTCTAATTGTTCTTCTATTGGTAACTCAGTATCAATGTCATGAATCTCCATGTCCATTCTTGCATACTGATTTGTATCTAGTGGACCTACTCTAAATGTAAATCCTAATTTTAATCCTACTTTAGCCATTTAGTCTCCTTTTGCCTGAACTTTGCATTTCATTTGTTAATTCTCTTATAGAAATTAAAACCCCTCGTGCACTTCTCCCGTCACTATCTTTATCCCCCATAGGCACTACTTCTGTAGCTTCATCAACTAATCTTTTAATCATTGAAGTGGGGGCTACTATTGCACCATCTTCTTCTCCATCAGCTTTTAATATATGAACCCACCAATCTGCTTTAGTGGTCATAATGCCTGATGGTGCCCCATTACCTTTATTTTTTCTTTCGTCATATACTTCAATAGCTAAGTTTCCTGATGTAGCCCATATATTTCTTTCAGTTTTAACTTCAACTTTACCATTACCTGATAATTTAGATAACCAATGTTCACCATCTTCTCCAAAATCTAAATCATATCGCCAATCTTTATTGTGAGTTATCGTCATCTATAAGTTCCTTTGCTATCAACATATCTATATATTGTTTTGCTTTGTATAGGTCTTCGATACCATTCTCTTTATATCTCCACCTTGTTATATATTTTACCACATTTCCCTCTGCAAAACCCATCTGATTGTCATGTATGTAATCAAAAGGTTCTATATCAAAGTG